GCCCAATGGCGCTCGTATTCGTATCTATGGCGCTGATAATCCAGACCGCCTGCGTGGTATCTATCTCGACGGCTGCGTGCTGGACGAGTTTGGCGACATGAACCCGACAGTTTGGACGCAGGTTATCCGCCCTGCTCTGTCAGACCGCAAAGGCTGGGCCATCTTCATTGGCACGCCAAAGGGCAAGAACGTATTCTACGACCTATGGCAGAACGCTGAGACTGATGAAGATTGGTCGCGTCTCATGCTCAAAGCGACAGAGACGAAGCTTCTTGACCAGAAGGAGCTGAATGACGCTCGCCGTATGATGAGCGAAGAAGAGTTTGCGCAGGAATACGAGTGCAGCTTTGAAGCAGCCATTAGAGGGGCTTATTATGGACGAGAACTCAGCGAAGCAGATGACGCAGGACGAATTACAAACGTTCCTTATGACCCAGCTCTCCCGGTCCATACCGCATGGGACCTTGGTATGTCCGATAGCACAGTTGTCTGGTTTATACAGGCTCACGGCGGGGAGACACGATGGATTGACTGCCTCAAAGGCGAAGGGGTTGGTCTCGACTGGTATGTCAAGCAGCTACAGGACAAGCCTTACGTCTGGGGGAACCACTATCTTCCACACGACGTTCGCGTCCGTGAGCTTGGCACTGGCAAGAGCCGCTTAGAGATTTTGCAGGAGCTTGGCCTACGCAACATTGAGATTGCGCCACGAATGGACATCATGGATGGCATCCAAGCTCTACGCCTGCTCCTGCCGCGCTCTTGGTTCGATAAGAACAACTGTAAGACCGGCATTGAGGCCCTGAGAATGTATCGGCGCATCTACGACGACAAGCGCCAAGAGTTTCAGTCTCACCCATATCACGATTGGACTTCACACTACGCAGACGCTGCAAGATACTTTGCCATAGCGCATCGCGAGCAAATGGGTTATACAGCACCGATTAAACGCAACATTCGTGGTATTGTTTGATGAAAACTCCTGCATGGCAGCGCAAAGAGGGAAAGAACCCGTCTGGTGGCCTCAATGCGAAGGGCCGTGCATCAGCTAAGGCTCAAGGTATGAACCTGAAAGCCCCGGTTAAGTCTGGTGATAATCCTCGGAGGGCATCATTCCTAGCACGCATGGGCAATATGCCCGGTCCAGAGCGTAATGCGAAGGGCGAACCAACCCGCCTTCTACTATCGCTGCAAGCGTGGGGTGCGTCATCTAAAGCAGACGCGAAGGCCAAAGCTAAAGCCATTTCCGCCCGTAACAAGGGAAAGTCCAAATGAAGAATGGTTTATACGCGAATATCCACGCCAAGCGGGAACGTATCAAGGCTGGCTCTGGGGAGAAGATGCGGAAGCCGGGGACTAAGGGCGCTCCCAGTGCTGCTGCATTTAAGGCGGCTGCAAAAACTGCTAAGAATGCCAAGCCAAAAGGAAAATGAGATGAAGAAGCTGGACGCTGCCTCGAAGAAGATTGCTAAGGTTATGGGCGAATACAAGCGCGGCACTCTGCACGCTGGTGTTAATCCGAAGGGTCCGGCAAAGGCTCCTCTCACCAAGTCACGCAAGCAGGCTATTGCGATTGCGATGTCTGAAGCTGGCAAGATGAAAAAGAAGTAAGGCTGACATATGGCATATCGCAAGAACTCAAAGCCGTCTGAAGCGGAAATGGAAATGCCTCTTGAGAGCGGCATTGAGATCAGCGCTGAGATGCCTGAAGATGAAGAGATGTCGGATGAGCAAATCCAGAACATCGTCATGGGCGAGATTGATGACGCCCAAGCATACATTGATGACGTAATCAGCCCTGAGCGCGCTGAAGCTGGCCAATACTACAAGGGTGAGCCTTTCGGTAACGAAGAGGAAGGCCGCTCTCAGGTTGTGTCGATGGATGTCCGCGACACTGTGCAGGCCATCATGCCGTCGATTATGCGAGTGTTCTTTGGCTCGTCTAATGTTGTTGAATACGCTCCCAACCGCGCTGAAGACATTCAGATTGCCGAGCAGGCGACTGATTATGTTAACTACTGTCTGACACGCGACAACAACCTGTTCATCCACGCCTACGCCATGTTCAAGGATGCGCTCATCCGTAAGAACGGCTTTGGTAAGATTTGGTGGGATGAGACTGAGAAGGTTGAAACCTACGAGATCGAGGGCATCGACGAAAACGGCTACATGGTTCTCATGTCCGACCCTGATGTTGAACTTCAGGAAGTCGAAGTCGAATACATGGAGCAGGAGATGGCAACGCCTGAGGGCATTGTCACTGTTGTCCAGATGCCGACCTACAGCGCAAAGGTTGTTCGTCGCACGAAGGAAGGCCGCCTGAACGTAGCTGCGCTGCCTCCTGAAGAGTTTCTGATTGACCGACGCGCTAAGTCACTGAACGACTTCTCGTTTATCGGCCATCGTCGCTACATGACTGTCTCTGAGCTGGTGGCTATGGGCTACGAGCAAGAGGAAGTTGAAACGCTTGGCTACGAGACGCAGGATGACTTCGAAGGCAACATGGAGGCCTTTGACCGCAACCCGCAGGCAACCATCCTTGGCGCTGGCCGCACGGACGTTGCAAGCCGTAAGGTTCTCTACATTGAGGGCTACCTCTACATTGACGTAGATGGGGATGGCATTGCTGAACTGCGCAAGGTCTGCGTTGGTGGCACGGCATTCAAGCTGCTGCATCAGGAAGCTGTAGACGACCATCCATTCTTTGACTTCTGCCCAGACCCAGAGCCTCACACGTTCTTCGGTATGTCGATTGCAGACGTTGTGATGGACATTCAGCGCATCAAGTCGTCAATTATGCGCAATACGTTGGATAGCTTGGCTCAGTCGATCTATCCGCGCATGGGTGTCGTTGAAGGTCAGGTGTCGATTGAAGACGTTCTGAACACTGAAGTTGGCGGCATCATCCGCATGAAACAGCAGGGTGCTGTGCAGCCTTTCGTTACGCCGAACGTGTCGAGTGCCGCATTCCCCATGCTCGAATACATGGATGCTGTTAAGGAAAGCCGCACAGGTATCACAAAGGCTTCTGCTGGCCTCGACCCTGACGCACTGAGCAATTCCACTGCAACGGCTGTAAACGCGACTGTAACGGCCTCTCAGCAGCACATTGAGCTGATCTGCCGCCTGTTTGCCGAAACTGGCTTCAAGACGATGATGACTAAGGCTCTGAAGCTGCTGGTTAAGAACCAAGACAAGCCGCGTCTTGTGCGTCTGCGCAATGAGTTTGTGCCTATTGACCCGCGTGTCTGGGATGCAAACATGGACGTTGTGGTAAATGTGGCTCTCGGAACTGGCTCAGACCAGCAGAAGATGGCCTTCCTGAACGTGATTGCCCAGAAGCAAGAGATGATTATGCAGCAGCTTGGACCTGTTGGTAATCCGCTCGTTTCACTTGATGGCTACTACAACACGCTTGAGCAGATGCTGGCCGTTGCTGGCTTCAAGGACGTTTCTCAGTTCTTCCAGAACCCGCAGGGCTTCCAACCTCCCGCTCCTCCAGCCCCGCAGCCCAGCCCAGAGCAAATCTTGGCACAGGTCCAGGCGCAGAGCATTCAGGCTGACATCCAGAAGAAGGCTGCCGAGCTTGAGTTACAGCGTGAAGAGATGCTGCTGAAGGATGACCGCGAGCGCGATAAGATTGACGCAGAAGTCATGATTAAGGCCGCTGAGATTGAGGCTAAGTATGGCACGGCTGTAAACACGGCTAATATCGAAGCCTTGATGCAGCGTGACCGCGAACTTCTCCGTCAGCAGGGTAATGTGCAGAAAGCTATGGTTGCCGCACAGCAACAGGCCCAAGCAGCACAAGACCAGCAGTTTGTAGACCAGTTAGCAGAAGAGCAGATGGCTCAGATTGCCGCCCAAGAACAGGGGATGATGTAATGGCTTCACAAGCACCAGTTGTAACGCAAGCCGACCTTGATGCTTACATTGCATCTTACCAAAAGGCGCAAGCAGATCAGGCTGCGGCGCTGGCCGCTGCTCAAGCTACTGGTATGTCGGACCGCTACACGCAGCTTTATGGCGGCGCTGACATTATTCCAGGCACTACGCAGGGCATCCTGTCCAATATGGGCATTGAGAACCCATATCTGCCTGTTTACTCGCTAATCGGCAGCGCGAGTGTTGGTAACGACCTTGCTAACGAGCGTATGCAGTTTGCACCCATTCCTGGTGTTTCGTATCGTTTGGTGGATAAAACCACTGGTGAAACGACCACAGCGAACACGCCTGAAGAAATTAAAGCCCTGATTGCACAAAGCAACGCATTGTCTGCTGCTGGTGGAAAAGGCGCTAATCTGGCAATTGAAAGCAACCAAACTGGCAGCTGGTCACCTGTTTTCACAGATGAGCCAAACCCGCTGTTTAACGATATTACGAAAATTGCTTTAGCTGGTATGATTGCCGCCACAGGTGCTGGCCTGTTGCAGCCTGGTGGGTTGGGTGGCGTGGGCGCTGCCGGGACAACTGGCGCTGGCGCTGCTGGTGCGGGGACTGCCGCTGGCGCTGCTGGATTGGCTCCTGTGGCTACAGTTGCTGCCGCTGCTCCTGCCGCTGCGGCGGCTACAACTGATTTGGTCGTCACCGCTCTGATGGCAAAAGGTTTCACCGCTGCACAAGCTGCTGCATTAGTGGCAACTGGCGGCGCTGCTGCGGCATTGTCTAGTTCAGGCGCGGCTGGATCAACAACTGGAACAACCGCAGCGCCAAACGCTACAAATACGATGCCAACAGCAACCACAACTGGCCCTGATTTGCTTCTGACAGCGCAACAAACGGGTTCTACTATTCCTGCCGTTGTTCCCGCTGCTGCCGCAGCTACTACTGCAGCGGCGACTGCAACCACGCCTGCAGCCACATCAAATACTCCTGCACCAAATCCTGCAGAGGATTTAACCTTAACGGCTCAAACGCAGCCGACAAATCTTCTGCCTGCAGAATTTCTTACTCCTGCCGCTGTTGCTGCCGCTGCCGCTGCAAATGCCGCTGGTGCAACGACTACAGCCGCAGAGACTGCGTCAACTAGAACAACTCCTACCGCTGCGGAAACTGCCGCATTAAACGCAGGCGCTGGGGCTGGCGGCATTCTTGGCACTGGATTGAGCGCAACACAGCTTGCTACACTTGCAAGTCTTGGCGTATCTGGTCTTAATAGCCTGTTTGGTGGTGGTTCTGGTGGTGGAACTGGCACTGGAACGCCTTACGTCTCCGCTCTAGGTGCTATGCCTAGCTTTACACCGCGCACTCAGATCAATCCTAACATCACGGACTACGAGCGTTATGGCTATGGACCAGAGGCTTTGTTCTTCTCTGGTGGGCAGCGTTTAGATACATATACGCCTCCTGCAGCGACTACTGCCGCGCAAACAACATCTCCGGTTGCAACTCCAGCGGCAACAACTCCTGCTGCCACGCCGACAAATCTGATTGATAGTGCTGCTGGCGGAGTAAACCTTACATTGAATGAAGGTGCTGGGACTGCTGGAACTGGCCCGCAGATTGGCGGAAATCTTGGCCCAGCAACTCCTGAGAACACGGGAATGACGCAGGAGCGCCTTGACCAGCTACAGGACCGCTTTGAGAATATGCGCTCTGGCGAGTTTTTCAATTACTTCAAGTCTGTCAATGACGTTCTTGGTAACTACGCTGCAAAGGGCATCATTACGCCTAACGATGCACAGGTATATCAATCTCGCTTGGAGGCCGCCGCATCTACGCCTGGCGCTACACTTGCTTCACTGCAATCAGCGGTTCCAATGCCGCAAATCTCGGACTTCATAGGTCCAACTGGAACGCGCCCTGTATATACATATACCGCTCCGTCTCAGCCGATTGTGGACCGTAGCGCATACATTAATGATTTGTATAAGCAACTAGGAGCGCAAGTTTCTCAGGGGTTTCTTCCGAATACAGCGGCGCAGAACATACAAAGTCAACTGCGGCAGACATATCTAAACCCACAGTCGACAACTGAGCAACTTCAGAACGTTTACAACACGGCTATCCAGCAATATCGGCCACTTATCTAATGGATAAACAACAAATCATTGATGACGCGGCCCACGCAAAGCGCCTCTTAGAAGACCACATTCTTCTGGAGGCTTTTGCACAAGTAGAGGCTGACATTTATAACGAGTGGCGCACCACCGCATTAGGTGACGACCAGCACCGCTCGGACCTGTTTCACACGCTCAAAGGACTAGAGCGTTTGAAAGCACGCCTACAGGCAATCCTTGAAGCAGGAGTGCTTGCCTCAAGGAATTAACATTTATTGAAAAAGGTGATATATGACGGAACAAGTCGGCAACCCCGATACCGGGATCGGCCTCCACGAAGCAACCTTAGCCATCAGCAAACTGCTCGGCCCTGAAGAGGATAACCAAGGCGAAGCTGAGGCGCTAGACCCAGAAATGGGCGAGGCAGAAGCGGAGTATGAGGAAGAAGTAGAAGCCTCTGATGAGGAAGATGCAGAAACCGAATACGACGACGAAGCCGAACTGGATGAAGAAGATGGCGAGGAAGAAGCTACCTCGCAGGAACTTCCTGATGATGTCACTGTCAAGGTTAAAGTTGATGGTGAAGAAGTGGAAGTCACCCTAGCAGAGCTTCGGAATGGCTATAGTCGGACTTCAGATTACACACGGAAGGCTCAGGCCCTAGCTGAAGAGCGTAAAGCATTTCAGTCAGAAGCCGAAACCATCCGTCAAGAACGCGCTCAATACGCTGAGTTGTTGCCGCTGCTCCAGCAGCAGTTAGTGCAACAAGCCAGTGCGGAGCCTGATTGGGACACTCTTTATAACGAAGACCCCATTGAGGCAGCGCGGTTAGAACGGCAGTGGCGTAAATCCCGTGAAGAGCAAACGTATCGCTTGCAGGCCATTCAGGCTGAACAGCAACGTCTCGCACAGGAAGCAGCCGCAGACCAAGTTCGCCAAGTGCAGGCATTTGTAGAAGCCGAACGCGCAAAGCTACCTGATGTTATCCCAGAGTGGAAGGATCAGGAGGTTATGGCACGGGAAGCAAAAGAAATTCGTGATTGGGCTGTCAGCCAAGGTTTGACAGAGCAGGAAATTGAAAGCCTGCGCCAAGCCAGCCACGTTGCTCTTATTCGCAAAGCCATGCTGTATGACAAGGGCCGCACCAAGGTCGCTCAGGCTACTAACAAGCCGAAGCAAAAGGCCAAGGTAATCCGTCCCGGTTCAAGTGGCACTCAGGTCGATAGCCGTTCAACCGATGTAAAGAGGGCTTCTCAGCGCCTTGTGCGTAGTGGCCGTGTCTCAGATGCAGCCGCTCTTTTGGATAAACTCATTTAGTAAGGACTAATATAATGGCTATTGTCGCAAATACTTTCACTCGCTACTCAGCGATTGGTATCCGTGAAGACCTGTCGAACGTCATTTACAACATCTCGCCGGAAGAAACTCCGTTCATTGCGAACATCGCACGCGAGAACGTTAAGAACACCTACTTCGAATGGCAGACGGACGCTCTGTCGGCTGCTTCGGCCTCGAACGCCGCACTCGAAGGTGATGACATCTCTTCGTTCCAAGCTGTTACGCCGACTGCTCGCGTTGGCAACTACACGCAGATCAGCACGAAGAACGTCATCATCTCCGGCACGCTCGAAGCTGTTGATAAGGCTGGCCGTCGCTCGGAACTGACCTATCAGCTCGCCAAGATGGGCGCTGAACTGAAGCGTGACATGGAAAGCGCACTGCTCGCTAACCAAGCTGCTGTTGCTGGTAACACCACGACTGCTCGTCGCACGGCTGGTCTGCCTGCTTGGTTGACCTCGAACACCTCGTTTGGCACGGGCGGTGCTGACCCGACTGTTGGCTCGACCCCGACTGCTGCCCGCACGGACGGCACTCAGCGTGCCTTCACCGAAACGCTTCTGAAGGAAGTTGTTGCTGAAGTCTGGACTTCTGGCGGCACTCCGAAGATGCTCATGGTTGGTGCATTCAACAAGCAGGCTGCTTCGGCATTCTCCGGCATCGCCACGAAGTTCCGTGACGTTCCGGCTGGCCAGCAGGCTCAGATCATTGGCGCGGCAGACGTTTATGTGTCTGACTTCGGCACAATCAACATTGTTCCGAACCGCTTCCAGCGCGCTCGTGACGCATTTGTTGTCGATCCTGAGTATGCTTCGCTCGCCATCCTGCGTCCGATCCAGCAGACTGAGCTGGCTAAGACGGGTGACGCTGAGAAGCGCCTGATGCTCGTTGAATACGGCCTGAAGGTCAGCAATCAGGCAGCGCATGGTATCGTAGCAGATTTGACCACGGCATAAGCAAGACTTGACTACGATGGGGAGGGGTTTCGGCCTCTCCCCTGACTTTCAGGAGGGAAGATGACCAAACGTATTCTGAATGACGACAGCGCAACAACGGGCATCGTCACTTCATTTCACTATGACGCTGACAAGGATGAGGCTATCATCCAGAAGACACAGGATGTGTCCGGCATCATTGAAGCCAACAAGGCCGAATTTAACGCTGCACCAGAGCGTTGGGGGGAGTGGTCTAAGGTTGGCTCTATTCCGCTTTCAGTATATTATGAGCTTGAGCGCAAAGGCATCCTACAGGACCAGAAGGCGCTCGCTAAATGGCTGAATGACCCTGACAACCGGGCGTTCCGCACAAGGCCGGGAACTATCTAATGGCAATTACAACGTATTCAGAGTTGAAAACGGCAGTAGCAGATTGGCTCAATCGCTCTGACCTAACTTCTGTTATCCCTAACTTCATTTCGCTCGCTGAAGCGCAGATGAACCGCCAAATCCGTCACCGCAAGATGGTGACACGGGCAGACGCAACTCTGGATACGCCGTATTTCGCTGTGCCTTCGGATTGGCTGGAGAACATTCGGTTCCAGTTGAACACCAATCCCATCACGCCGCTCAAGTTTATCACTGCCGAGCAGCTTGCTGAAGACAGCCAAATCTACATTCCGTCTGGCCAGCCCATGTTTTACACAATGGTTGGGCAGCAATTTCAGGTTCTTCCGACACCTGATAGCTCCTACACGGGTGAATTGACCTATTACGCTAAAATCCCGTCATTGAGCGATGCAGCGCCGACTAACTGGCTGCTGACAGAGGCCCCAGATGTGTATCTCTACGCTACATTGGTGCAGTCTGCGCCCTATCTGAAGGAAGATGAGCGCACTGGTGTCTGGGCTGGTCTGTATCAGACGCTCGTAAATGACATGAAAATTGCTGACGAACGTGCTAGAATTGGCAGCAGCAAGTTAACACCGCGTATCCGGCCATTTGTCTAAGGAGCTTTAGATGTCGTTCTCTAACTATCTTGAAAACAAGGTATTGCTGCACGTTTTCGGTGCAACAGCCTACACTGCGCCTGCAACTCTGTATGTTGGCCTGTTTACGTCGAACCCCGGTGAAGCTGGTGGCGGCACTGAAGTCTCTGGTGGCTCATATGCACGCCAAACCGCCGCATTCACTGTGACGGACAACCTCGCCTCGAACACTGCCGCCGTGGAATTCCCGACCGCTTCGGCTTCGTGGGGGATAATCACCTACGCTGCGCTCTTTGATGCGTCTTCTGGCGGCAATATGCTGGCCTATGGCGGCCTTGCAACGTCTAAGACGATTGATAGCGGTGATGTGTTCCGTATTCCTGCGGGCGACTTCGACATTACGCTGGACTAATTAGATGGCGCGCTACGGCAGCGGTAATTATGGCGAAGGAACATTCGCTGCTGCCAGCGTCCCTGCGGGCTATGGTAGCGGCTCGTATGGAATGGGTTCTTATGGTGAAGACCCAATTCAGGCGTCGGTGTCGATTAGCTCCACGACATCTGCGTCTGTCTCTGCGGACATCATTAAAGAAGCCGCTGTCGAAGTTAATGCGTTCTCTAACGTTTCAATTGCCGCCGGGGAGCGCACAGATGCCTCTGTAGAGGTAAATGCGGTATCAAGTGCGTCCGTATCTGGGATATACGTTAAAGACGCGTCTGTGGCCGTTGCAGCGACTTCTAGTGTTGCCGCTGCTGGCGGGACTTCAGTTGTTGGACAGGTAACGTCTGCATCAGCGTCTGAGGTTAGCATATCTGCTAACATTACAGCGGCAGGCGCGCCTTCGGTTAGCGCAACATCTAACGTAATAATCATTGCCGGATACGTCCAACGTGCAGTGGTTAGCTCGTCGGCAACGGCTACAGTTACAGTCTCGGCTGTTAAGAAATGGGAGCCTGAACCGATTACTCCTGAGACATGGACGCCTATTGCAATTACAGGCGAGACATGGACACCAATTTCTGTTACAGAAGAAACTTGGACGACATTGGGCTTCCCCGAATATCTGGAAGCGGCATGAAGTAAAAGATGGCTGATACAACCACAACTAACCTTGGACTTACTAAACCTGAAGTCGGCGCATCTGCCGATACTTGGGGGACGAAGCTCAATACGGACCTTGACCAACTCGACGCGCTGTTCGCTGCCGCTGGCACGGGGACGAGC